GTAAGGTGATACGATGATAGTGTGAATATTTGGGACGAGCCACTCAGGATACTGGGTGGCTTTCCTTATTGATTACGCCATTCCTGGTTACTTCAGACTTACCTCCTGTAAGTAGCTAATACCCGAAGACGCTGCCTATACTTGAAAACTCCCGGGCAACCGTGACCGCATCGGCTAAAGGAATGGATCGCGGGGGCATGAAGCTGGCCTAAACAACAGCTTCTATCAAAGAAATTAATGGAGCGATCGTTATGAGGAAGATCACTGAGCCAGTGCCGAAACTCAAATTGAATAAGAAGCATCTGTGCTTTGGATGTACTTGGGCGACTGCTACCGGAAATAAAATACTCTGCACCAGAAGACCTTGCGTCAAGACTAAAAAGCAGAGGAGCGGGTCAGGATGAATTTTGTTCAGCCGATCCGAAACCTAGAAGTCATTGAGGGTATCAAGAGGTACCTGAAAGAAAAGAACGAGCGAGATTACATCATGTTTATCATCGGCATTTATACCGGGCTCCGAATATCGGATCTCCTGCAACTCAAGGTCGGCGACTTGAAGAAGGATCGCATCACCCTGAGGGAAGCAAAAACACAGAAGCTGAAGAGTATGGCAATCCATCCAGAGTTGAAGAGAGCGATCAAGTCCTATCTGGCTGACAAACAAGATCATGAGTATCTGATCAAAAGCCGAAAGGGCAAGAACAAACCGATCAAGAGGGAACAGGCTTACCGGATACTACGGCAGGCTGCTGATGAGTTTGGTCTCGAAAGCATTGGAACCCATACTTTGAGGAAGACGTTTGGTTACCACTTCCATAAGATGTCGAACAACAGCGAGATGCTGCGCAAGATTTTCAACCACTCTGACGTTAGCATTACGCGCGAATATATTGGCATCGAGCAAGACACAATCGACCAAGCAATCTTTAAGCTTTCATATAAATGACCTTCTTTTTAGAAGTGTTTCATTCAAAAAACCAATGTGCTGAAAACCTATACAGGACAAGGGTTGGGAGCGGGGCGATCAATGAAACACTCTAAATAGATATGTGTCATTCAATATTTATACATTAACCACGGGAAAACAAGGCAAATTGCATCGAAATGACCCATTTAAAACAGGATTATATCAATGCTTGTACGGCATTAATCTCAAAGAAAACGCCATGTATTTTTATGCATAAAGGAGCGGGGGCGAATCGCCTGACTGTTTTACCCTGTGGTGTTCCAGTTTGTAATAGGAAGAAAGCGGGGCGGAATGCGTGACGCCATCTTACAACACTCTCGAACAGAAACGTAAATTCTATGACAGTGGATCATGGAAGCGCATGAGGGAAGAAGTAAAGAAGCGCGACAACTATGAGTGTCAGGAGTGCAAGCGTAACGGGCTTGTAAGCATTGATACAAACGAGTACAGCAAGAAAGCGAAACGTAAGAAGATCCAGCTAGTGGTCCATCACATCAAAGAACTAGAGCACCATCCAGAGCTTGCGCTTGATATAAACAACCTTGAGACGGTGTGCGTGGATTGTCACAACAAGGAGCATGGTCGAGTGTTCGAGCAGAACATAAACAAATGGCAGCACGACGAAAGGTGGTAGCCATCACCACATACCCCCCGGGTCAAAAGTTTTGAAGGATTCAAAATTCCGTACACCGGCTGGGGGAGTCGACTGCCGAGTTTTTTCGAGTTATCACGCGGATACAGTCAATTGGGAAAATGTGTAAAATTGTTTTGGAGGGAAGGAGGGGTTCGATTGGCTGATGCTAACAGAGACAAATTGAGAAAGCAGATTGAGAAAGATTTGAATAAGCAATTAAAGGCCAATGGTAAAACAGTAAATTACCATAAGGACTTGGTGCAAGATTACTTATCATTGTGGGATTTGAAAAACAAACTGCTAGAAGACATTAAAGTGACTGGGATCAAGGTCACTGGGATGCATGGGCCTAAATCGAATCCATCCATAGGTGACTTGCACAAAACAAATGATCGAATGATAAAAATCCTTGAAGCATTAAATTTGAATGAACCAAAAGTGGAATCTGGTGATTCGAAGGATGAATCGAAAAGTGATCTGATATGATCCGTCAAAAGTATGTTGACGCTTATATCTTACAGCACCGAGCGGGTAAGATTAAGTTTAACGAAGAACGAGAGTTGTTAGTTGAATACCTGGAACGGGATGTGCTTCCCCGGGACGATCTTTACTTCGACGACGAGATGATTGAGAACTGTATCAAGTTTGGTGAGAAGTGGTACTTTCCTCTTCAGCCTTACCAAAAGTTCTTGATTGCTTTCGTTTTTTTATTTCACAAGGAAAACGATCGCGTCTTTTTCCGGAAACACCTTTGGATGATGGGGCGCGGGGCAGGAAAGAACGGTCTTATTACTGTCATCGGTAATTTCCTTATCAGCGAGTTACACGGTATCCGAGAGTACAACATTTCAGTTGTTGCAAACTCGGAGGAACAAGCCAAAACATCGGTGGAGGAAGCGGCAAAGACGATCAAACGTAGTCCCACTCTACTCAAACACTTTAAACCAACAGCAACACAAGTGCTGGCGAGAAAGACAGACAGCGTATTTAAGTTTCGAACATCGAACGGGAACACAAAAGACGGTTTGCGCGACGGCGCAGTCGTTTTCGATGAAATCCACTATTTCGAAACGAACAAAGATGTACGTGTCCACATTTCAGGTCTTGGGAAGAAGAAGAATCCACGGGAATTTTACATCGGTACAGATGGTTATATCCGGGAAGGTTTCCTTGACAAGTTGAAAGACAAGGCTAAAAAGGTTCTGAAAGGCGAAGCTCGTTCCAACTCGCTTTTTCCATTCATATGCAAATTGAACGACGAAAATGAAGTGGACGAACCGGAGAATTGGGAGCTGGCAAACCCAATGCTGAGTGAGCCAAGAAACGAATACGCCCAAGGGTTGTTCGAGACGATCAAGGAAGAATATGAGGACTTGGCAGATGATCCTTCCAATCGAGAGGAGTTCATGACGAAGCGTATGAACTTACCTCTAACTGACTTGGAACGGTCCGTTGCGAAGTGGGAAGAAATCGCCGGTACGAATCAGCCGTTACCTAATCTTGAAGGGAGAGAATGTATTGGTTGTATTGACTTTGCTCAGATTCGAGATTTTGCCGCTGTCGGATTGGTATTTAAACATGATGGCAAGGTGCCGTTTATCACTCACTCATTCACGCGTAAGGAGTTTGTTGACAAATACTACGGCTACTCGATGCGAGAAGTTGAGACGACTCAAAAGTTCGCCCCCATAAAAGAGTGGGAGTCCAGAGGGCTGTTAACTGTCCTAAAAGAGGAAATGATCAACTTGGAACACATCGTTAATTGGTTTGTGACTATGAGGTTGAAATACCGCATCAAGAAAGTAATTGGCGATAACTACCGGATGGAAATGCTCAAACCGATGCTTGAAGCGGTAGGTTTTGAGGTTGAGGTTATTCGCCGACCGGAAGCGATTCACGGTCTCTTAGCGCCACGCGTGGAGATGTATTTCTCCAAGGGGATGTTTATATGGGGAGATAACCCATTGATGCGCTGGTACACCAATAACGTCCTTGTATCGATCAAGAAGGACGGCAATAAGGTGTACGGGAAGAAGGAACCGATCCGAAGGAAGACGGATGGCTTCCAAGCGCTGATTTGCGGACTTTATCGCATTGAGGAATTGAGTGAAAGCAGCATTTCGGATTCGCTTGATATGATCGAAGCGCTGAATTTTTAAGGGGAGGTGATAAGGAAAATGGGTTTGCTCGACAGTGTGCTTCGGCGAAATAAAGAACTTGAATCGCTATTTGATTTGGATCTCCCTTATGATTCAACGCATCGAGCGTACTTGAAAAAAATGGCGCTTGAAACCTGCATCAACTTCATTGGGCGCACGATCAGCCAGAGCGATTTTCGGATTGTAAAGGACGGAAAGCGGCAAAACAACGATTGGAGCTATTTACTGAACGTCCGGCCTAACACAGACCAGTCAGCAGCAGAATTCTGGCAAAGCTTCATTTACAAAATGATCCTGGATAACGAAGTGCTGGTTATTCTGTCTGACAATAATGATTTGCTCATAGCTGATGATTTCGGACGGGACGAGTTCGCCGTGTATCCGGATATATTTCGAGATGTAACAGTGAAAAATTACACTTTCAAGCGAACATTTCGCATGGACGAGGTTATTTACATCACTTATAACAACGAGAAACTAACCAGGTTCATGAATGGTATGTTCGATGACTATACTGACTTGTTCACACGGATGCTCGAGACTGGAAAGCAAAGCAACCAAATTAGGGGTACGGTCAGCGTTGATGCCACACAATCACTGGATAAAGAGACACAAACAAAATTACAAGCCTTCATTGACCGGCTTTTCAATGCGTTCCGAAAAAGCGCTATCGCAATTGTCCCTAAACTGAAAGGTTTTGAGTACAACGAGGTTTCTGACGGTTCGAAGAATGGGAAATCCGTTGATGAATTAACCAAGCTAAAGCGTGATTTAATCAATGATGTGGCGAACATCCTAGGGATCCCAACATCGTTAGTACATGGTGATATGGCAGAGTATGAAACGGCTATTAAGGCATATATCAAATTCTGCATCGGACCGTTAATCAAAAAGATCAAGGACGAACTGAACGCAAAGCTGATCGATAGGAAGGATTACATGAATGGCATGAAAATCGAAATTCGGGGGGTTGCCGAAATGAACCCACTTGAGGTTGCGACAGCAGTTGATAAATTACGTGCCAGTGGCGTTTATAATGGCAACGAAATCCGGATTAAGTTAGGGGATGAACCGGCGGACAACCCTGCACTAGAAGATTACGTACTGACGAAAAACTATCAAGCTGCTAGTTCAGCGGAAGGAGGTGAGGAGGGATAATGCGGAAGTTTACGAAGCAAGACTATTTCAAGACTTTCAAAAATCAATCCTATGTAGAGCAATTGCAAAAGGTTGAGCGTAAATTCGAAACGTACCACAACGAGGCTACCGGAACAACTGAGATCACAATCTATGGCATCATTGGAGACTCGTGGTGGGAAGATTCGGTTTCGGCTTCAGACATCGACAATGCTCTGAAGAACATCAGCGGAGATATAGTCATTAATCTGAACAGCCCAGGCGGCGATGCTTTCGACGGTATCGCGATTTATAACCGCCTCAAGAAGCATGCTGGTAACGTGACGATCAACGTTGATGGATGGGCCTGCTCTGCCGCGTCTGTCATCGCTATGGCGGCCGACGAGCTGGTCATGGGCTTGGGCTCTATGGTGATGATTCACGAAGCTAGTTCACTGGTCTGGGGAACCAAAACGGAGATGCGGAAAGAAGCTGACGTTTTGGACGAACTGGAAGAGGGTATCATCGACATCTACATGACGAAGGCAAACGTGAGCCGGGAAGAAATCAGGAACATGGTTGATGCTGAGACGTGGTTCAGTGCTCAAAAGGCAATTGATATCGGTTTTGCCACTTCTACCGCAGTAGTCGACAGCAAGGACAAGGAAATCACGCAGCTTCGAACACAGCTAGCCACCATGCAAAATGAAATGAACCAATTGAAAAGCCAATCACAAAAGAGTGAACCGGGACCGACTGTCAAGGCAGTTGGAACACGGTTTATTTTTTAATAATTCCACGGAGGTCATCTAATATGACAATGAAGCTAAAAGGCAAGATGGAAAACTTCGAGGCAAAGAAAGCTGCATATATGAATCTTGTCAAAGAAGGCGCAGACGCTGAGAAGCAAGCAACGGCCTGGAACGAAATGCAGGAAGCATTAGTGACAGACCTGACAGAGAAAATCACAACTCAGGTGCGCAACGACAATATCGACAGCCAAATCCTGTCCGCGCGCGGTCAAAACGTACTGACATCCGAAGAACGGAAATTTTTCAACGTGGCCATCGAATTTGGCGGATTCGACGAAGATACAATTCTTCCGGTCACAACACAAGAGCGTGTGTTCGAAGATTTGGTAGCTGAACATCCGTTGTTAGAAGCTATCGGTTTGCAGGACCTTGGAGCGGTGACACGCTTTATCTATTCTGACCCGAACAAAACCTATGCTTGGGGAAACCTCTTCGGCGAGATCAAAGGCCAAGTAGGCGCTGCGTTTCGTGAGGAGCAGATCGGCCAACTGAAACTCACGGCGTTTGCCGTGATCCCGAAAGACATGTTGGAACTTGGCCCGGAGTGGGTAGAACGTTATGTTCGCACATTGTTGGTTGAGTCTTACAGCGTCGGTCTAGAATATGGCCTAGTAAACGGACGCGGCCCTTCCCAGAGCGAACCGATTGGATTGATGAAGGATGTAGCCGAAAACGGCGCAGTGACTAATAAATCTTCTTCTGGCAAACTAACATTTGCACCGTCTAAATACGGCGAGATTGTCGCTGGCGAACTTCACAATGTAATTAAGGCATTGTCCACGGATGCTAAGGACAAGCCGCGCAAAGTACTGAACAAAGTTGTTATGGTTGTGAATCCGGTTGATGCGATCAGCGTTCAATTCCGCAACACGATTCAAACGGCGAATGGTCAGTGGGTAACGGCGCTGCCGTACAACATCCAAGTCGTGGAGTCGGAAGAAATCCAGGTAGGTAAAGCGTTGTTTTTCGTGAAGGGAGAATATCTCGGTGCATTGGCCGGAGGTTACAGACTGAATAAATTTGATCAGACGCTGGCTATCGAGGACGCAATGCTCTACACGATCAAGCAATTCGCGAACGGCAAGCCGAAGGATAACAAGGCTGCGTTGCTGTACGATCTTGATATCAAATTTGGCAGCGGAGAAGGAGGCATAGAGACTCCGTAAATGGAGTCTCTTATCTTTCCTGAGGAGGTGGCAAAGTGTTCAAGGTAGTACGCAGATTCAAAGAAACAAAGCACGGTGGACACATCTATGAGGCGGGCGATATTTACCCGAAAGAAGGGTGCAAGGCGACGAAATCGCGCCTTGAAGAGTTGTCTACTGGCAAGAACACATACAAACAAGTGTATATCGAAGAAGTAGCTGAAGATGTCGTCGATGAGGAGTGATATGAATGTCGGGTATCACTCAAGCGGTTGTAGAGGAATTCAAGGAGCGCATGCACTTGGACGACGACGAGGACGGCAACTTATCGCGAATTCTCAAAGCGTCTTTTGCCGACTTAACTCGTATTTGCGGGAATTACAACATCACAGATGAAGTGTTTAAGGAATTGGTGTTTGAACGATCGCGTTACGCCTATAATGATGCGCTCGAATATTTTTACAGCAACTTCCTAACACAGCTAAACAACCTAAGCCTGAACAAAGTGTTGGAATCGAGTGAAGGTGATTCAGTTGAGCGAGTATAATCCCAACAAATACGACAAGTACCATAACACGGGACGTTTTAACAAGCGCATCACAATCCGCAAACAATCATGGAAAGACAACAGCATGGGGGAACGGGAACAGGTGTGGGAAGACCACCTGACGTTGTGGGCTGCCGTTGAACCTTTGCGCGGACAAGAGTTTTTTGTTGCCCAAAGAAGCGAAGCAGACATCACTACTCGGATTCGGATACGCTACCGTGATGGCATCGACAGGTCGATGATGGTTCGATACGGTGGCGTCGAGTTCGAAATTATGTACATCATCCACCCGGAGTTTGGAAAGCGGGAACTGCAGTTGATGTGCAAGGAGAGACAGTGACATGTTAACACGCGTTCAAATCAATAAGGCCATCAACGATAAGATCAAGGCAGAGTTTCCGCAGATCGAGATCCAAAGCAGTGATGTGGAAGAAGGGTTTAAGCGTCCTTCTTTTTTCGTGTCATTGGAGACGAACAGAGGAGAAGCCTTTCAGTTCAACAGTATGCGCGATATGACTTGCCGCATC